GTTCTCCAGTAATGAGGGCTATTAACATCAAAATTAATGCCAATAGAATCAAAGGTGGTTGCGATGTTCTCTACTTCATCCCTCATATTTCTCAAGACTAAGCCCAAAAGAGTATTATAATCTTTTTCGTCACCGTCCATATAATCCACCCATTCACTATATGCTTGCGTACACTTGGGTGAACCCCATACCGATTCATTGAGTGGGTGTTCTTCGTACATAAAGATACTCCTCACTACATTAGCCCATACGCACGTGCCGGCATCTGTCCGTACTGACCAAGCATAGTATCGTCCGGGTGTCTTGTTAGGCCAACCCTCCATCGCAGGATGGATCAACATATAATCCTTCATAAAATTTAATCTTCGATCCGCAGCGAGCTTATTCACGAATTTGGTCATAGAATCGACCTTGTACGCGTAATCGTGAATGGGGCCCGTATTGGGTCTAGAATACATCTTATGTTGGACATCTTCCTTCGAAATTTTGGGTTGTGCCTTTTGCGTAGGTTGGCTTTTAGGTGCATCTCCTTTCTTGAAAGGTATTTCCTTATCTTCGGTTTTAGGATTAGTTTTGGCGGTGTTCTTCTTCTCCTTCTTTGAATGTTCCTCCTTTTTACTCTTCCTAGAGCTCGTCTTAGATGTCTCCTTTTGTTTTGCGTCCTCTTTCGGAGGTTGCATGTTTTCTGCAGCTGTATTTTTATTTTCCGTTTTGGGTGCAAATACATACTTCATTCCTTTAGGTGGTGATTTCTTTTTACTTTCGTAATCGCTGCTATCACTAGGAATTTCCCAACCTTCTTCTTCTTCCTGTAGGGCTTGGAATCGATTTTCCCTTTTCTTACGTTTTTCCTCCTCCACATATTTTCTAGCTTGAGCACTCTGGCGTTGGCTCAGCTCTTTTAATGCCGCTCCCGCATTCTGCTGGATAGTCGGGAGAGGGTTAGCCGATTTAAAATCGGTTTTGACTTCCTCAATAGGAACAGTGTCCTTTTGAGTGTCTTGTGGAAGTAGTTGAGGTCTTGCCTCTGGCATCTTTGCGGGTTTTTCAGTTACAACTATTTTTGGGGTAAAGACCTTTGCGTAATTCTGTTTTAAGTCAGTTCTCTCATTCAATTTGTAATAATTCTCTGACCTTCCACCTACAGTCTTTGGCAAAATAGTTCCATTGGATACTTGGTTGACTATAGTTTTGCCTAGCTGCTCTTTTGGCACGTATACCTGTTGATATTCGACGGCTTTCTTCGGTGGTCTTTGGGACTTAGGGATGTATGGTTCCTCCCGGTGTTTACGGTTGTCCTTCTTGACTCGCCTCCTTAGTTGGGATTGGGTCATCATCTGACCCTTGTAAATGCTCTTCGCATTCATATCGACGTGTATCTTCGATCTTGCTAATTTTTGAGCATTTAAAGACTGAAGTAGTGTTGGGCCAATAGGTTGTTGGCTATTGCCTGTCTCTTGTGTCAGAATGTCAAATAATCCACCCTTCTTTACAAAATCCTCAGGAACTTCCTTTGGAATTTCTTTCTTAAGTTGAACTTTAGGTTCTTCGGTGTAATTGACTTTCTTAGGTAGGTAAATCTTCGTAACACTACTTTTGTTGTCAGTCTTTTGTGTGGTATTCTTTTTTGTAGGTTTGTCTTCGTGAACATTTTTAGTGTTCCCCACCTGGCTCTTTTCTTGTTTAAGCCACTTATTCCTTACCGTTGTAGGTAATTTCTTCAAAGGGTAATTCTCCCACACGAAAGATTTCCCTTTCTCGTCTGTTATTCTAACATCAACTTTTACATCTTTGTGTCTCTCACTTTTTCTCATTGATGTTAATATGACATATGACCATTGAGTGTCTTCCCTCCCTTTAGCATCTCTAGAATACCCTAGACAAAAGGTATCCAGGGCCGTTAATCGAACCCCTAATGATATTTTGCTTGTATAAGCATAAGCGTGATCATTCAAGATAAAGAGATGGTTATCGTTTTGCGAATCCAACATACCTATAATATGGTCTATACGTCTAGCCATTCTTGCCTTTTTCTTACTTGGCTTGGTGTAATCTGGCCTCAAGAATGGTGAGCAGCCTAAGAACTGCTCTAATTTGTCCAAGCATCCTTCCTTAACATCAAAATCTAACAAGTAACCTTGTTCTGTCCTCTGTACTCTTAGAGGTCCGTACGCTGTTTTGAGTATTAAGTCGGGCTGCTTGTCCAACTCTTCCAAGCGTTCTACTAGTGGCAGGTGAGCTATCGTGCTCATAAACTTGGAATCTCTTAATGACATCTCTTTTGCTATGTCGTCCCACCGGGTTCCTAGTCGAGAGAAGTCATCTTTAACCATGAAGTCCATTTGTGGATGGTCTGGCATCTTCTGGTTAGGGATGGGGTTAGCCCATCTTATCTTAGGCAAGTGCGCTTTTCCTGGATCATCTTCCTCTATCTGCTCTACAATCGTTTTCTTGGTGGTTACGTTGTAACCGGCCAAGTCCACGGCCCAGTTCAGATTCGGGTCAATGTCCTCATCTATGGGTAGATCTCGCAAGCCTTTAGATAATTTATTTTTAATAACATCTGTCATATATTTCTTGACAGATGAATATATTGACATCAAGGTGATGTCGGCCTTCACAATGGTGTACTTTTGTTCGTCTGATACCGTGTGAGGCATTGGTATAAATCCGTTCCTGACGTCTAAGCCAGCTTCCTGCCCCCTCGCATTAGCTTCGACAGGCGCTCTTCTTAGACAAGAACGCGATTGTAGAGGTTTCCACACCCCTCCTCGGTTATTGCCGAGGGCTCCTGACCGTCCGTCTACGGAGCTGTTCTTCATACCATCTTTCCATCCAAAATTGTTATTTATCATGCGGTTGCAATTTAAATAACGGCTACGTGTTGCCATTTGTACCTCTATTGAGGGCAGCGGCGTCCGTGCTCTGACTACT